CAACTCGTTTATCCAAGCGAGAATTCCTAAAGCAATACAGATCGACAATTGACAAATACATAAAAGAAACCATAAACAAATGAGAAAAATCAGTAAACTAGCGGCTCGCGCCTTTATCAACGAGCGCAAATTCAGCAGAGACAACACAACAGTCCGATCATTCCCCACAATTGGCGGCAATATGACCGAACTTTACTTGCACGGCAACATAATCGCCCGAAAACGAGGCGATAAAATCCACCTAACACTTGCCGGTTGGGGTACACCAACAACCCGCGAACGCCTCAACACCCTACTCAATGAGATGAACAGCAAACTACGATTCCACCAGCACAAGCACGAACAATATGTGTGGTGCATCGGTGCTGACAGTCCGTCCAAGCCCATAAATGCCCGAAGCTGGTACTTGCTAGAGGACACGGGACTATCCGAGTTATGATACACCCTTGGAAAAAAGATTTTGCAGACTTGCCATACGGTTGGAGCAGTAGAAAGGAAGGCAAATACACTAACTGGAAATCACGCAACAAACTAACACTCGAAGAGATACACACCCTCCGATACAACCACAACTACTTAAAGAACAACCCTCAATACGCTAAATACTTTGAAGAATACAAAATGCATTGTTGGATTCCACCATTAACAATCCTGTTTCCAAAAGATAATTCTATCCAAGAATATGGCAGATTCTAAAATTACAAACTACATCTCATTCGACTATGCGTTCAAAAGGTTTGCCATTCGGCACGGCATGACAACAGCCGAGATTGGCAGACAAGAATCACGCACCATGAATTACAAAACAGATTTTCCAAACAAGAAGCGACGAGTAAACAGAGCAAGAAAAGTCTATGGCAACCCTCGCAAGTGGGTTAGATGGGCAAAGAAACACGAACAAACACAAGCAAAATGGGACTAGACCAAATAGCCATTGCCAAGAAAGGCGATGATGAAAAAGTAATAGCCGATTGGCGCAAGCACAATAGGTTACAGGGCTGGATGGAGTCACTCTATCGCAGCCAAGGAGGCACAGGAGACTTTAACTGCCAGCCAGTTAAACTAACCATTGACGACATTGACTCGTTAGAGACCGTCGTTCGCAAGGCAGATCTACCAAAGACAGAAGGATTCTTTTTTGGTAGCGATTCCTATGAGTGGGACATGAACTACTATGCCAACAAAGACCTAGAATTCATTGCACGGGCCAGAGAAGCCCTTGCTGACGGTTGGACTGTAACCTACGATTGTTGGTGGTAAAATGAAACAGGAATACAGACACACCAAGCCTATCAGGGGTAAAGACCCTGACTTTAAGGAAGAAGAAATCAAAGAACAGGAAAAAGAGAGTTGCCCTCAATGTGGTGGTTGGGGTGGCGAGTCGTGGAATGACTCACCCTTCGAGGGGTATCTGCCCTGCTATAAATGTGGACTATAAAAACCAACTGCTGCATTATGATTACCAGTAGTAATGCACCATTACCAATCGCTACATTATGTGCGCCGGTTGTAAACCAGCACTTTAACCAATAGCAACATTATATGTACCAGTAGTAATGCACCACTACATTTGGGAAATTAGCGAATTTTATCGGGAAATGTTGACTGCAATTATTGGTGGTATTTTAATTCGTGAGAATATACGATGCGTGAACACGGGTGTTTGTGAGAATCTACAAAGTGGCAGGAAAGTCTTGTACTTCGTACTCGAAAAACCAATAAGTGAAAAAGGAGAACAGCAAATATACAATCTTGTGGAAAAGCTCCACAACAAACAAAATGAAAACTAAACAAACAGATGCCTACGACTTCAATGTCGTCAGGCAATCCATATACTCAAAAGGCGTGAGAGTTGACGGCTTTGTCGGCAACTTCCGCGAGGACACAGGCGAGTGCTTGGCCGTAACAAGCAAGAAATACAAGATCGTTCAGAACAAAGATGTTCTGGAGACAATCGAATCCTGCCTAGACTACGGTGGTTTCACCAGACAAACCTACTCGGTAGCTGGTGGTCGTCGGATGTACGCTGTTTACGACTTTGATAGTGAGCAGCGTGAGATAGTGCCGGGAGACAACCTTGGATTCCGTCTCCTTGCCAAGAACTCCTATGATGGCTCAACTGGAGTCACCCTAGCTGCCGGTCTACTGCGTTACATCTGCTCAAATGGCATGGTTTCAATGGCCAAGGAAAGTCAAGTGACCAAGGTACACAACAACCGCATCGACCTAAAATTCTTGCGGGACACAATCAAGGAGTCACGATTTCAATGGCTTGCCGCCGTTGATTTCTATAAGGCAATGTCTAACCGACAGATAACACAGGATGAAGGTTCCGTTCTCATCAAGAAGATGGAGCTTGGCGACCGTCGAGCAAAGAGAATCGAGGAAACATGGACTAATCCAACCTATGAATTAGACCATCGCCGCAACATCTACAACCTGTACAACGCTGTCACTCAAGAACTCACCCCTCTTTCAGAGAAGAGTTTTGAGTTAGCCCAGCGCACTTCTCACCGTGTACTCAACTTCCTAGCAAAGCAATGAGTTGGACTTCACTAGACGCTTGGGGCCAGCGTGAGAACGAAACTCCCCCCATTGAAAAGGAGGAAACAAAACAAATCACAATCGAACTCACCTTTGAATACTCATCCTTTGATGGGCATCCTAGTGAGTGGGATTGGAAAAAGATATTGAAAGTAGATTGGGTTGATGTAGAAGAAGTCAATGCCTGATCTGATAACTCAAGACCCACACATGCTTGACCAAATTCGGTTTGCTCAAGTATTGACCAGCCGAGACGACCCCGTCCTAGTGACGGGGGAGTCCGGCACGGGTAAAGAGGAGATGGCCAACATCCTACATGGCAACCGAAGGCAAGGCCAAACCGCAACCAGCAGACATCGCCACGGTGACAACTTCGTCCCTGTCAATGTCACAACTCTTCAACCAGAACTCTTTGAGTCACAAATGTTTGGCCACGCGCAAGGCGCTTTCACGGGTGCAACCCGTGACACAACCGGCCTAGTCCAGCAAGCTAACGGCGGCACACTCTTCCTTGACGAGATAGGCGAGCTTCCCCTATTGATCCAACCCAAACTCTTGCGATTCATTCAGCACAAGAACTTTCGCAAAGTAGGAAATGCCAAGCTAACAGCAGCCAACTGTCGGCTAGTCTTCTCAACTAACAAAGACCTCCGCATTGAAGTGAGAGAGAAACGATTCAGACTAGACCTGTTCCATCGCATATCGATCTTCATAATCCAGACAACCCCATTGAGAGAAAGACCCGACGACATCACGCTCTACCTGACAGAAACAGGCTTTGACAAGAAAGAAGCTAAAGACCTCACCAACAAAATAACAAATTTAACAGAACTATCTGGAAACTATAGAGAATTACAAAGCATTATCGCACGATACAAAGTGTTAGGCGAATTAGTCATCTATCAGTAATACCAACCCCCAAAAAGTTGGCACACTTCCTGCTAACATGTCATCGGGTTTAACAATTGCCCATTTATGAAATATAAACAAGAGAAATTCATCGAAGGAGACTTCAAGGGACTAAAGTTCTATGTTCCTGTCTTTGAAACTATCGAAGAGGTAGTCTCAGCATACACAGAACCGACCTGTCTTGCCCTTCTCAATCAACAGATACAGTCCCGGCTGAGAACCAAGACAAAGAACAATCTACCCAAGAATCTACCATCCTCCCAGTTGGAAAGATTCAAGGAAGATATATTCCAAAAATACCCTGACGGCTGTGTCTTGTCACAAGACCAAGCTAAAGAGTGGCATCCAACTGTCAAGGAACTGTCGGCTCGCAAACTATTCCTCCTGTCCGAAGCGGCTGTCGCTGCTGGTGAACATGATAAGGCCAGAGAATTAATGGAACAATGCAAAGCAAAGACACTTTCATAGCATCCATTCCTCACAAGGAATCGATGAAGCTAAAGCGGTCGAGCTACTCGCCATCGGCGGCAAAGCAAATCCAGCCAATTCTCGACCGTCTATTGGAGACAGGCAAGGATGTCTACATGACCACAGAGTCCACCGGCTACTCGCCCAACACTCTCTATGTCAAGTTCAACGATGGATTCAAGTTCATCGTCGATAACTTTGACGAGAACAAGTACACACTCCTACGCTCTCGTGTCTCCGTACGCAAACTCGACGGTGGAATCCTTGTCTACTTCAAGGACACATCAAAGAACCGTCTGGCAAGCCGTGAGATCGAGTACGAATACAATGACAGTCTCAAGTGGAAGAACGACCTCGAAACTTGGTACAAGACAGCCCCAGAAGAGGAACTGTTTGAGCGTAAAGTTGCCGTCAGTCCTGACGACAAGGAGTGGGTACACAATCTGATTGGCCCGGAGTCCGAAGTGGACATAACTGAAACAAGCGTACGAGTAATGAAATGACACTACTAGACCTTATCGGATTAATCTATCTCATCATCTTCTTTGGCTGTCTAATCTTGGCAGCCTTTGACATCAAGACATGACATTGGAGCAACTACTGGACATATCAGTTGATCGGCTGGAGAAGATGACAGACTCAGAACTTCTAGCCCACATGGAACCATACCTGAAGATCGCTCGTCCACCGGAAGCTGAAGAACTGCAACTAACAAAGAAAACTCGCGGAAGAATAAACCTTGAAAACCTTATTAGAAAAAAGTGAAGACAGGTACATCCTGAGAATAGATGCCTCGGCATACAGAGAGGCAACCTGTGACCTGAAGATGTACTACACAATCGTTCGTGGTCTGAGAAACAACGACTTCAATCACAAGATGGAGTACGGCACAGCCTATCACAAGGCACTTGAATCATTTTACGCCACGGGCGACAAGACCGAGGCAATGTCAGCTGCCATTGCTCATTACACAAAGCCTGAAATCATTGTGCCTGAAACTGATTGGCGAACTGCCGGTCACTTGGCCAACTGCCTCACTCAATACTTCGATAACTACGCAGATGTGGATGGTCTTGTAGTCGAGAAACACGAGGGCAAACCTCTGCTTGAGATGAAGTTTGCTTTCCCGTTCTACACCAACGGCACAATCGATGTTCTTCTATGTGGCACAATAGACTTCATTGGAACCTACTTCGGACAACCAATTCTTTGTGACCACAAATCAACAGCTGTCACAGCCGTTGACAGGTTCTTGGATGCCTTCCGAATGTCCACGCAACTCATGGTCTACACAATGATCCTTCGCAAACTCTTCCCCGACAAAAACTATCAGGCAGTTATCAACGGCATCTTCCTCTCTCGCTCTGGCAAGAACAAGTTCCAGCGTAGTGCCATCTTGGATTTCACAGAGGACAGGATGAAAAAGTTTGAGCTGCACTTGACTGAGACCGTCGTAAAGTTTGTTGATGTCCTAACCGAAAGTCTGGATGGAGAGCCAAAGTTTCTCCCCAACTTCAACTGTTGCGAGACAAAGTTTGGCATGTGCAGATTCGCTTCAATCTGCAATGCCGGTGAATTTGCTGAGAATGTGATCGACAATGATTACTATACAAAACTCTACGATCCGTTAAAGTTCCAGACATGACCGATCCTGAGATAAAACGACTGGCACTTGCACATTTTGTACGCGAAGCACCCAAGAAATTTGAGAGAGGCATGCTTGAACACAACCCAACCGGCGACAAAGGCATGTGGAAAATGTCGCTCGAACAACTTGTGGACTCTGCCATTGAAGAGAACATCGACCAATTTCACTACCTCGTTGTACTGAAACAAAAACTGAAAAAATGAATAAACCCCTGATTGGAATAGTTGGTTCCAGCGGAACCGGCAAATCGACATCGCTGAGAAATCTACCACTCAAAGATACAATTATCGTTGATCTTGAGCGCAAAGGTTTCCCATTCAAGGAAGCCAAAAACTTCCAGACCATCACCGCAACAATGCTGCCTGAGATAGAGAAGGCAATTGAAACGGCCACGAAGAACGCCGACATCGTTGTCATTGAGTCGTTCACAAAATATTGTGAAATCCTCATAGACACGGCCCAGAAAATGTACAAGGGCTACGATGTCTGGTCACACTACAACAAGTCAATCCGCAAGACACTTGAAAGCCTCAAGAACGAGAAAGCAATAGTCGTTGTCACGGCCATTGACGAGATCGTCAAGATCATGCAACCAACTGGCGGCGAGTACAACACCCGACGCATCAAGGTGCAGGGTAAAGTCCACGAAGGCTGCATTGAGAAGGAGTTTTTGTTGGTCTTGTTCACCGAAGTCAGGCGCGAGAAAGATTCCATCGAGTATTGTTTTCAAACAAACTCTGACGGAGTAACCTCCGCAAAGACCCCGATGGGAATGTTCAGCGACCTGTACATACCCAACGATCTCAACACCGTCATCAACAGTCTGGAGGAATACTATGCCTAATTGGATTAACATAAATACTGAAAACAACAAAGTGTTCAAAGGTGATGTCTTGGTGAACCTAGATTCTGGTGTGGTTGTATCAAAAGAGGATGATGAAGGTGGCACAAAAGTCTGGTCACTTCATGGTGGCGACCGTTATCTTTTCGTTGACAACACTATTTATGACAATGTCACTGACAGTATAAAGGGTATAGACTACTACTCAAGAATAGATGAGATTGATTGGAGTCCTCGTGTTTCCAACTGTTTCCGTAATTGCGGAATTAAATATATGGGTGATCTTCTCAACAAGACCGAACATGATCTGTTAATGATACGCGCTTTTTGGAAGAAGAGTTTGTCTGAAGTAATACACAAACTAAAGGAACACAATTTACAACTGAAATCTCTATGATACATGGGTACAAGGGTGCTATTAAGATGCAACTGGGTTGTGTTCGCGGAGACTGTCATCTTCGTATCCTTTGACCTGCATTGATCGCCCGTGTGTCAATTTAATTTCTTGCATGATGCAAGGATAAAACAAAACAATGCCTACTATAAACCTGAATGATGTAACAGAGAACGCAAGGCCGTTTCTGCCATCGAATACCTACACGATCCGTGTCGCTGATGCGGAGAGTAAGACATCTCAAGCTGGCAACCCTATGGTTGTTCTGTCTTGGGAGATCGTTGCGCCTGAGTCTATCGAAGATGATACCTTGGGAAATGTCAAGATTGCCGGGTTACAATTCCGTCAGTTCTTGCCGTACATAGAAAAGATGGCGGGTCGTATCAAGAAGATACACCGCACTCTTGAACTGTCATCCGACATCAAGTGTTCTGATGAGAACAACCCTTGGGAGACTGTTCAACCTGACCCTGACATTTACAAGGGAAAGGCTGTCTATGCCACGATCAAAACGGAGCCGGTTCCTAGGAAGAACGAAAACGGTGAGGCTATGCTTGACCCCGCAACGGGCGAGCCAGTCACCTTTAACGGCTATTCAGTAAACGAAATAGTATCCGCTGCACCTGAGTTGGATATTGTAGTTCCTTAACAATCGAGGCTGGGTAAACTGGGCTGATAATAACCAGTTTTTTGTGCGTCGTAACCGTGACCAGCCTTCTTTTTAATTATGAAAGAAAATTACATAAGCGCAGTTGATGAGGTTGTTGATTTGAGGGCCAAGATCAGGTCACTTGAATGGCAAGTCGAGAGTTATGACAGGTCAGAAAGACTTGC